ATTGGGAAAAAAGAGACTGGAAGCTTTATGATGAAAACTACGCCGACGGTAAAGTAAAAGGAAAATCTAGACCCGGTAGAGTTAAAAGAGCAGGAGCCTCATGTAAAGGCTCAGTAACCGACCTACGAGCTAAGGCTAAAAAATATGGCGGTGAGAAAGGAAAAATGTATCACTGGTGTGCAAATATGAAAAGCGGCCGTAAAAAGAAATAAAAATGGTTTTAACCGACAATAAGTTACATAGTGAACCTTTCTTTCTAGATCCTATCTTTAACACAGAAGTTTTAAAAGATCCTAAATCAGTAGACTTATTTGATCAAAACGGTTATCACCTTACTAGAGCCGAACAGGCATTTTTACCTCATAACGGATATAAACCTATCGAAAGACGACATGAAGACTGTCTAAGATACGATTGGCTTGTATGGGATAAAAGAGATGAAGCTCACATTAATCACTCAGACTTATTTGAACGTAAAGGATTTTCATCAGTTGCAAAAGAGCAGTTAGAAGCATTTGCGGAATTCAATCCAATGCTTCATAAGCTAATAAAAATGAAACCTAAGTGGGGGATTGATATCTCTATAGATTATGTTTCAAAAGATGCTGTATTTGAGGTATTTCATTATGAATGGGATTCTTTTGAATATCAAGCAGTAATAGATAAAAAAGGAGAAATAGAAGAGTTTGTACTGTCTCAAGATTGGGATGATGTAGCCAAAACGTTGTGGAAAAAGAAAGATGAATGGTATGATTTAGATTTCTTTGATCAAACTCAATGGAGAACAGATTATTTTGGACTATCACCGGAGAAGTTCAAAAACGTTATTTGGGACAGTTAATCTATTTATAAGTATACTTTTATATAGTTAGATTATGACTTACAAAGAAATCAAACAGAGACTAACACAATGTGAAGTTAAATTACAACAACTTCAAGCACAAGATAGTCCTGCAAGAAAAGCAAAGAACTATAATACAGCAGTGGAAAAATTACACGTACTTAAAGAATCTCTAGAAAAACAACTTGCTGAAGCGGAAGACGGAATGGTACGAACTAGCGATCCAGCACAAGCTGAAAAGTTAGCTAAAAAAGGATTAAATGTGGATTTAAAGACAGAACAAGATGGCGTAGAGTTTTCTAAAGAAGAAACAGCTGCTATTGCAAAAGAAGTCGGTAAAGCACTTGCAAAAGCTTTACATAGTTTAGGAGACGAGATAGATAGTATGAAAGCTAGAAATTTAGAACCTAACTCTTTTGAAATCTACGTTCAATATAAAAAAGATACTTCAGACGATCAATTCTCGTTCTATATCTCAGAAGATACGTTACACTTAGTAGATTTTTCTTTTGATAAAGAAATAGGAGGAGTAGGTATAAAACCTTCTGGAGAAGCAATTGTACACGTAGATGTTCTAGCTAATGAGCTTATTAAGCATTTTAGATCTTTAACTAATGAAGGAATGTCTGATCAAGAATATGCTGATGCGAAAGAAGCTGATAGATTAGAAAAACATCCTGAAAAATCTACTATAGAAAAGATCAGAGCTCTTATCGCTGCCGAAAAGACAGACGAGAGCATCTTCGATACTCCTAGGATGGGAGGTTTTCATAACTCTAAAGGAGTAGCCGGGCATATTTCTAATACACACAAGCAAGACCAAGAGTATGCAGCTTCTAATAGAAAAGCTTACAAAAAAGACTCTTCAAAAGATGAAATGAAGCACCCAAGTTACAAATCTGCTTCTAATCAATATGCAGGTCGTACAAAAGGAGTCAAATTGTCTGCCGACGAAAAAGAAGCCCAGCGTCAAAGCAACAGGGATTTTATTCAAAGATTAAAGGATAAAGGAATGCTTGAAGAAGCACCGGAAGGTAGATACTATTTTGAAGTTTCCAAAGACGATTCTACAAGGGCTTTATTTATCATGGACTTACTTTTTCGTCCTGAATTCGAAAAAACAGGAAAAAAAGGGTTCAATTTAAGCCGAAACGTTTACACATTTGAAGATAGTGAAGCTGCAGCTGCTGCTATGAAGTTACTTCAAGATAGAGGAGGAGTTGAAATTATAGATACTAATATTGATCTAGACAAGAATAAAGACCTCAATCTTTCAGAAGCACCAGAAGGTAGGTACTATATTAAAGTAGCTGTTAGAGATGCTAGAAAAGCATTGAACCTTTTAGACGATAGCCCAGCCTATAGCGCTGCTATGGAGCTTGACGGTTCAGATACTTACTACTTTGACGATGAGCAGTTAGCTCACGATGCTATGATGGATTTATCAGCTCATGGTATTGAAGTTACTGATAATAATATTGATCTAGACGAAAATAAAGCACACGACGAAGGAGGAGATTTAGACATCGGACATCAAGATGATGAACCGGATATGCTAAAACAAAACGTTTACGATATTGCAACGTATGCAGCCAAGCTTTATAAAATTCTAGATCGCTATGATCAATTAGACGGTGAAGTAGATTTTCCTCATTGGTGGCAAAAGAAAGTAATCCTAGCAAGAGATTATATTTCAGCTGCACAGCATTACTTAGAGTTTGAAGAAAAGCAACCAGCTATTGATGCTTTAGCTTTAGAGGAAGGAGTAGATGAAGCTTCTCATGCTAAACTAAAAAAAGAGTACGATGCGTTAGTTGGAAAAATGAAACAATTAGCCCAGCACTTTAAAACTGCTGAAGGTGAGAAGAAAGCTAAAATCGTAGCCGCTTTAAAACAGCATACTGCTCGTAAAAGAGAATTAGAATCTGAATTAGACAGAACTATCTCAGGTATGGGCCCAGGCCAAGAACTTAGCGAATTATTTGGTTCTAAAGTAAATTATGACGAAATTATAGGTCCAATCGTAAAAAGATTACAGGACCTTAAAAAATACGTTAGTAAGAAAGAACCAGATGCAATGGACGATCTTCAGCAAGTAATTAGAGCTTTTGAGATCTTTGATGAAAAGATGTCTTACGGCACTCATATGGAACTTGAAGAAGTAAACGAAGCTAAAGCTACATGCTGTGGCAAATGCGGAAGAGTACATGTGAAGGGTACTAAATGTAAAAGACCATACCTAACAGGTAAAGATCATTGTAGATATAACTAATGAATAATTTACAAAAGCTTATATTAGAGACATACGCTCAAGTATCGGAAAATAAAGGTTCGATTAAACTTAAGGACCTTCCTGATTCTTTTGTAAAGTCTCTAGAAAAAAGATACGGTGAAGTAGATATGGAAAACGATTTCGTTTCTCCAGACTACGATACTTATTACAAGCATACTGGTACAGATCCTGTAACCGGGTCAATTGACCATGAGGTACATTCTCTACCCTCTTTTTATAAAATGTATGATGAATTTGAAACCATTGTACAGGATATTAAAAGATTAATGGGAAACAAAGATGTTAGATCTGATAAAAGAGCAAGAGAATTATTTGAACTCATAAGAACTAACTTTAGAAAATTACAACGATACCTAAGAGAAGAAAGACCAGAACAGTACGCTATTATTAGAGGCCGTGCTGAACTAAGAGAGTTACACGAAGTATTCAGTAATCACGCTAATCTTATTACAGAATCACTTATTGATGAAGTAGAAGATGAACCTCAACCAGAAGAAGAGGGAGACACTGCAGCACCAAAGGAGACGGTACTTGAAGATTCTACTGATAAGATTATAGGCAAATTCCCAACTCTTAAGGCAGCCCTTATTAAACTACAGACTGAAGACTTTAAAGAGTTTGTAGATTCAGTAGATTGGATCTCACCTCGTCCTACATCTTTCCGTATTAACTTAAAGAACGGACAAGATTATATTTTAAAATGGACAGGAAAAGCTTTTGAAGCACAAATCCTAGGAAAAAGATATTTACTTTCTAATATAGCTGAATATCAGCAAGCTCTAGATAAATTAGCAATCCTCTATAAGGAAGCACCTCTAAAAGGAGCAGGAGAAGGAGAAGAAGCTGAACCGTCTGATGAATTTACAGGTGGTGGAGGAGCAGACTTCCCCGGAGAAGAAGGCGGAGCCGAAGGTGGTGAAGACTTTGGAGGAGAAGAAGGTGGAGAAGAAGGAGGCGGTGAAGACCTAACCGGAGAACCAATCGATTTTGAAGAACCAGGTGAAGAACCTGAAGCATAATGAATCTTACTGATAAAGTCATATTAGAATGGTCATATAGGACCAAAAAAGGATACCCTGATCTTAACAATGAAGAAGATATCAGGGTATTTGAATCTTTATTTGGATTTGATCCAACTATTACTGAGCTACAGAAATTAGATTATAATGCTTTATCCGAAAAGGGAAAAGAAATTGCACAAGAACTCATTAAGTTATTAGATATTAATCAGGAACAAATCATACCTGCTTCTAAATCTACTATAGTTATTTACGATGAGGATAGGCCCACATTATTTACTAAAATAGAAAATTCTGGTGAATACGGAAAAGCCAATAAGGTCAGAACAGGTCATTTTAAGAAAGATGGAATTACGATTATACTTAAACCTACCGGGGCAGCATCAGGAGAGTTTTTTGAATTAAAACCTCAACAACTCGGTATAACTTTAGATCAAAAAATCTCACTTTCCCAGCTACAAGAAGAACTAGTAAAAGGAATAGAAAATAATTCCATTCTTACACCTCTTCAAAAACAAGTTTTACAACATGCAGTAACAGGTAAAGGATCGATATCTGATGAAGATAAAGCAGAATTACCTAAAGGATTTTTTAACGAGGTAAATAAGAACTTTGGCGAACCTCACGGTGCTTTAATTTTTGGCAAACAACAAGGGTGTGATTCTGTTGAGTTTCCTGCTGCAGGTAATTTTAGATTATTAGATTATATTCTTTATAAAGGAGATGAAAGAATCCAAGTAAGCGCTAAATCAGGTTCATCTATAGGAAATACTGTAAAATATTCAGACGTTATAAAACTTGTAGATTTAGCTAAAGGAGAAGTTTCAGATAAGATTAGAAAATTTACCAATATCATAGATAAATATTCTGTATTCGAAGGGGCATTTGAAGCTATAGATGCTTTTGGAAGTAATCAATTAAAAAAAGCAGTTGTAGAATATAAGGAAAAGTACCCTCAATATCCCAGATTAGGTAGAGGACCAGAAGATGAAGAATCACATAGAGATCGAATTGCTATAGAAAAAGCATTTGTCAAAGAGCTCAATAATGATCCGGAACTAGACTTTAATGAAATTTTTAATAATTACGTAGAAGTAAAATACGTTAAGTATTATTTAGATCCAAATACACTACAAGGTGTAACCTCTGTTATTGATAGCGGGAATTTTCATGTATCACATTTAAGTAAAAATAGCCCTAACCACGACTCAGATAAATTAGGATTAAAGGTTAGTAAAGTAAAATAGTTATGGCAAAAGACATAAAACAAATAGTCGCACAAGAGTATATCAAGTGTGCTAAAGATCCGGCGTACTTCATGAGGAAGTATTGCCACATACAGCACCCAACTCGAGGTCGTATCTTATTTAACCTTTACCCGTTTCAGGAGAAGGTATTACATTTATTTAAAGACCATCAGTATTTAATTACTCTTAAATCTAGACAGCTAGGTATATCAACACTTGCTGCTGGATATTCTCTATGGTTAATGTTATTCCATAAAGATAAGAACGTACTTGCTCTGGCGACTACTCAGGCTACTGCTCGTAACCTTGTAACCAAAGTAACGTTCATGTATGATGAGTTACCTAAATGGTTAAAGTTACCTACGGTTGAAAAGAATAAATTATCTCTTAGATTAAAAAACGGATCAAAGGTGCAAGCTAAATCATCATCACCAGATGCTGCTCGTTCAGAAGCGGTATCACTACTATTGATGGATGAGGCTGCTTTTATCGATAATATCGACGAAACGTTTACTGCAGCACAACAAACCCTAGCAACCGGTGGTCAATGTATGGCCTTATCTACTCCTAACGGTATTGGTAACTGGTTTCATCAGACTTGGGAAAGAGCTGAATCAGGAGAAAATTCATTTCTACCTATCCGATTACCTTGGACAGTGCATCCTGAAAGAGATCAAAAATGGAGAGATCAACAAGATGCTGATTTAGGTCCTAGGATGGCCGGTCAGGAATGTGATTGTGATTTCTTAGCATCAGGTGATACGGTATTCGAACCAGAAGATATGTCCTACTATGAAGAGACATATCAAAGAGATCCTTTAGAAAGAAGAGGAGTAGACGGTAATTTATGGGTTTGGGAAGGAGTAGATTACTCTAAATCCTATATGGTAGTAGCTGATGTCGCCCGAGGTGATTCTACTGACTACTCTGCATTTCACATATTCGATATAGAATCAGCAACTCAAGTTGCAGAATACAGAGGTAAGCTGTCCCCAAAAGATTACGGTAATATGTTAGTAGGAATAGCATCAGAATATAATGAAGCATTACTTGTAGTAGAGAACGCCAATATCGGATGGGCTACAATAGAACAGATTATGGAAAGGGAATACCGTAATCTTTATTATAGTGCAACTAATAATATGGAGACTGTAGAGTCTTACATGCATAAGTACGAGAGAGATAAATTAGTACCTGGATTTACAATGTCTGCTAGAACTAGACCTCTAGTAATAGCCAAGATGATAGAATACATTAGAGATCATTCAGTTACTATTCAATCTAAGAGATTAATGTCTGAAATGAGAGTATTTGTATGGAAAAACGGTAAAGCACAGGCACAGGATAGATATAATGATGACCTTATAATGGCTTTTGCTACTGCACTGTATGTTAGAGATACAGCTCTTAGGTTACGCCAACAAGGTATGGATCTAGCTAGAGCACAATTATCATCGTTTAATAACTTAAATGCCCAAAATAAAGCCGTTATGACAAACGTTGGTATACAGAGAGAAAATCCTTATCTTACTAAGACGACCTATGGAGATGAAGACATCCGTTGGTTATTTAAATAGAACTATTTATATATAAAATTAAACCGTAATGGCGGATACTTCATTATTTGGTAGACTGAGAAGATTATTTTCTAACGACGTAGTTGTTAGGAATATCGGCGGTGACCAGCTTAAGATTGCTGATACCAATCAAATTCAGACTACAGGTAGATACCAGACTAACTCACTGATTGATAGATTTAGTCGTCTATACATCTACAATAATAAAAATATATTTAATCCTAACCTTAATTATCAGACATTAAGAATACAGCTTTACTCTGATTATGAGGCAATGGATACCGATCCTATTATAGCATCTGCATTAGATATACTGGCGGATGAAGCTACACTTAAAAATGATCAGAATGAGATTCTAGCAATCAAATCTTCTGATGAAAACATTCAACGAGTACTCTATAACTTATTCTATGATGTATTAAACATTGAGTTTAATTTATGGTCATGGACTCGGAACATGTGTAAATACGGAGACTTTTTCTTAAAGCTAGAAGTAGCAGAGAAGTTCGGAGTTTACAATGTTCTACCTTATACTGTCTACCACATGATGAGAGAAGAAGGATTAGATCCTGATAATCCATCTAAAGTAGAATTCGTATTAGATCCTGAAGGAATCGCAGCTTCTCAAAATCCTAACTACCTACCAAAAAGAGACGGTAAACAAAGAACAGTTAGATTTGACAATTACGAGATTGCACACTTTAGACTAATCTCAGATACAAATTACCTACCTTACGGACGTTCTTATCTAGAGCCTGCTAGAAAGATATTTAAGCAAGTTACTCTAATGGAGGATGCAATGTTGATTCATAGAATCATGAGAGCTCCAGAAAAGAGAATGTTCTACATTAACGTAGGTTCTATTCCACCAAATGAGGTTGAGCAGTTCATGCAAAAGACTATCAACCAAATGAAGAAGACTCCATACATTGGAGAAGATGGTCAATATAACCTTCGTTTCAATATGCAGAATATGATGGAGGATTTCTACCTTCCAGTTCGCGGTGGAGATACTTCTACTCGTATTGATACTACTAAAGGATTAGATTACGATGGTACAAATGATGTGCAGTATCTACAATCTAAAATGTTCGCTGCTCTTAAAATTCCAAAAGCTTATTTTGGATATGAAGGAGACCTTCAAGGTAAAGCTACATTAGCAGCAGAAGATATTCGTTTTGCAAGAACAGTAGAACGTATTCAAAAGATAATGGAATCAGAGCTAACCAAAATAGCTCTAGTACATTTATACACGCAAGGGTTTACGGGGGAGTCTTTAACTAACTTTGAAATCAAACTTACATCTCCATCAGTCATATTTGAGCAGGAGAAAGTAGCTCTACTAAAAGAGAAGAT